AATACGTACCTGTACTCGGTGCTTTAAAATATCCAGTCCATAAATACGAATACGTTTCATCACCGTTAACTGAAGTTTGTCCACTCGAAGCTGTGTTTATATTTGTAAAATCTGTGACACGACTTCTACCGGATGAAGCATGTGTATAAACAGGTGTTCGTGAACTGAACCATGTTTGTGATCCCGAATACCCGCCGTAATGATAATTATCATTGTAATACCCCCATTCAAACCCCGAACTATATGTAGTCGTAGTACTACTAGATCCTATTCTAACAGCTGTTCGTCCACCACCACGACCACCCGTAGAACCACCATCATTACCCGAACCACCTCCACCACCGTACGTTTTCGCCGTATTTACAGTACTATCACCACCTTGACCAACAATGAGCGTGATTGACGCTGGCAATGGCGTAGGTAATTCTATTTCCGCTTCTGTATAACCACCGCTACCACCTGGGTTGGATGTACCAGTTCCATACCCACCGCCGGCGCCTTTCAATATGACTTTCATGTGGGTTTTACCACTTGGTACACTTATGGTTTGATCGCTACCAGTATATTGATACGTCGTAGAGCTTCCGTAAGTAATCCCACTACCACCACCGCTACTACTACCAATAGTTTTATTCACAAAACTAAGCAAAGCTATTACACCAGACGAAGTTGATGAAGTTCCATCTGTAAAACTTATACTATACAACTCAGACATATTATGAGGCGCTACATCTGAAAGTATAGTGAATAATATATTATATAAATCCGGTGAAGCACCAACCGACATTTATTAATATAGGTACATAAAAGAATTACGCTAAATTATTTTAATAAAATGTCGTTCGGTATCATTGGTGTTTCACCACCGACCCTAAAAATTGCGAACGGGGTTCAAAAAATTAACAAAGTTCACACGTGTAAGCAAAATGTTTCACAAGAACTGAATATGTATAACTCAGAAAACTATATGTGCGTGGCGGACCTTATGGTCAATATGGATCGACCGCGTATTATCGTGACGGCGTGTAAAAACGTAAAAGATGTTAGACCGACCTTAACTCGTATTCTTGAATGGTCTGACCCTGAAGATACGATCATTAATTGTACACACGAACACTATAAACATAGCATGTATTACGAAAACGAGTGTTCAAACAAAAACGTACATTATCTCAGTGCATCCCTTACAAATGATGCGTTTCTCGTTGGAGGTCAAAACCGGATTTTTAAATCCCACGAACCTCTTTTCTATTCGTTCGCCAAAAATGTTCAACATACTGGGGATATGCCGGGATCGGGACATTTCGCGAAAATGGTTCTCGACGGTCTCGAGTGTGCCATGTTTCAAGTCGTCGGTGATGCGTTTGCATACTGTAACGGGAACGTTCCGGTCATGCTTTCACTCATGGATAAGGCTAAAAACATGGACGTTTCGGGACCCGTTATAGATAGGTGTAAAAGTCAACTCTACGTGACTCGAAACTATAGTCAAGTCGCCCAAGTTAAAAATTCAACCGCGTGGTTCATGGAGTATACATTCAAATCGAGGTTACCGACCCCCGTCATACACTCGTCTATTACATCACGCATGACGAGTCAATACGCGAAATTATCCGAAACACACCAATCGTATAATACGTTTTACGATACGAACGTTATTCTTCAAACGATCCGGTTCTGTTTTGCAATGACACTCTATGAAGCTAACCAAATTTCATATGGGAAAATCGTAGACTGGTCGAAAAATTCGAATGTGGCGTGTCGCATGTTTGAAAACCACGATCCCTTATACGTGATGGATGCGACCGTCGAGTTTGCGAGGACGTTTGTCATACATTGCTTGAACTCTGGGGTACCTATACCCACAGTTCAAGCCGCGTTGAGCCAATATGATTTTATGAAACAAGAAAGAACGTCGATGAATTTTATCGCGTCGTTACGAGACGTTTAATTTTTTAATTTTAATTTTATTTTTATTAAGAATACTAAAATTATTAATAAAAATAAGTACAAAGCAAATGCCTTACCACTTGGCCACACGAGCTCGTTAGAGAAATATGCTCGCGACAGGGTTCGAACCTGCGATCGTTTGCTAAATTTGTAAAAACTCTCTCGACCGGAGTTGAACCGGTGACTTCGCGATTAACAGTCGCACACTCTAACCAACTGAGTTACGAGAGAAACGGGTTTGGGGTCGCGCAACCAAGGATCGAACTCGGGACAATTGGAGTTTAGCAACTAAACGAATAGTTATAATAATTTATTACAATTACAATCCAATGCTCTACCAACTGAGCTATCGCACGGTGATGCCGACAGGATTTGAACCTGCGCTCTTTCGAACCAGAGCCTTAATCTGGCGCCTTAGACCACTCGGCCACGGCATCGTATACAAAAGCTATTGCTAGGATTTGAACCTAGGTGATTGGATTCAAAGTCCAAGATACTGACCACTATATGACAATAGCTCCCCGTATATATGATGCATGTATTCTTTAAGCTAATATTACCTACCATGGTATATCCTGTGGACGAAACCGACATCCAATCTTTAAAAAGTCGACAAACTGTTTAAACTCTGGTTCGGGATTCTCTATGTGTACCATCGAATCGAGTACTATACCAACGAACTTATTATACTTAGGGTGCGGACCATTATGTGTTACTCTATTCTCACGAAGGTTACCTATTTCACGCGGCATCATGATTATATTATCACTCGCTTGTAAATCGTATTTCACGCGATCAAATATTGGATGGTGTCTAAACTGTACAGGTACGACGTGATGATCTTCGACGTTACGAATATTAAAACGAAGTTTAAAATTTTTTCGTAACAGTGACCCGTATCTCATACCATAGTCTGGGAATAGATTTAGACCGGCACGCATCATCGAGTCTTCGAGTTCATCGACTTCGTCCCATGCACTAAAACATTCATCCGATGATGCATCCGCACATATTTGCTTTGCATCGTCTATAGCTTCTGCAAACCTATACTGAAGACGTGGGTTATTGGACGTTTCGTACGCTAAATTGATTTTTTTAGAGTATGTACCCTCGAGAATGTTCTTACGTATTTGTTGGCGTTTATTTTCGGGTGATGGGGGTATTGAAGAAACTCTGATCATTTACTTTTTAACGTGGTATATCTTTAACACGTTAAAAAGTAGGTGTGATCCCAGCGGGGGTCGAACCCGCGGCCTCGGCGTTGCGTTTGTGACACTAAAGTCACTTAGGTATACCTAGTAGTGTATAAGCACCGCGCTCTAACCAACTGAGCTATAGGATCATATTTATACATCAACCATAAACTTTAAGCCAAACACAACTTTTATTAATCGTAAAACATACTCTTTGTATTCAATCATTTGTGTTGTACTATGTAATATAGTTTAATCTTTATATACCACACGAAGGGTGAGATTCTAAATCCATAGATTGTCTCGGGGTTGGTAACGTGTTATCGGGTGTTTTTGGACGTGTCATCCACTTTTTTATAGCTTTTGTTACACGTGAATCGTCTTGTACAATTAGAGCATTATTTGAAATTATACTTAACCCGTTACACACGTCGGGTTTGTTTTGTTTGTCAGGGAACGTTTCATTAAACGCCTCTATAGTATGACCAGGTATATCCGGTGCTTCATCGAGTAATCGGTCGTAATCTAAACGCACTTTATTCACGAAATCTAGAACGTCTTCACGATATTTCGTTTCGAGTGATAATTCCATATCAATGTTCCTATAAAATTTTGAGTATTGGACGGACATGACTGAGTGTGCTTCCATCATACGTGAAGAATTATTAAACTTTGATATAGATGTAAGTATACCTGCAACAACATTCATAAACGCGAAAAAGTATTGAAAAATAACAATTTTTTGCTTTTGTTCACTCGACATGTTTTGATCATTAGGACTTAAAACCGCAAAACCACCAACACCAGTAATACTCGATATAACTATACATGGGTACGATAACCAATCGTTTTGTTTCTTATAAAACATACGCGCGTGGTTATGTAACCATCGGTACCCGGCAGCTTTTTCGGCCCATCGGATTAGGAGTTGTTCTTGTTTCGGACACCAATGATGTTGTTCTGAGGTGTTGTCTCCCATTACTCTTTCTTAGAAAATAAATAAGCATACTCTCGTGCCAGTGTATCAACACGCTCATTGTTTACGTTTCCGTTATGTGCCTTAACCCATTTAATATCGACTATTTCAAATTTACGCATCAACTCAACCATTCTTACCCATTCGTCTTTATTTTTTACGTCACCGCCTTTTGATGTTTTCCAACCGTTACGTTCCCAATTTCTAGACCATTCCGTTAGACCCATGCGTACATAATTACTATCAGTAAAAATACGAACGGTCGTGTGTCCCAATTCTATAAACTTTTCTAAAACTTTTATTATTGCAGTCATTTCCATAACGTTATTCGTAGAAATCTCTTTACCACCTTTATCTTCAATTTTAGGGTCAGTGTTTATGAGATATGCCCATCCACCGGGTCCGGGATTACCCAAACAACTTCCGTCCGTGTACGCTTCGATCATTTATTATATACACAGGTTTAAACTTTATACTTCAATAGTGTGTTCTCGTTTATATGGGAACCAATAATAATAACATTTAACCAATGGACTAAACAGTATACATGGACCAAACACAGTTCCAAAAATTATTAAAAATGTATATATAGGTTCCATTAATACATTACATACGTAATTCTTTATCTTTCAGTTTCTGTATCATCATCGCAACACGATTTTGGACAGAAAAGTGATAATAATATAACACCAAGTACGGTAAATGTTACTGTTATTCCAACTATAAAATTCATTATATTTGTATCATTACTTAAAATTTTAAGTATTTATACTATAAAACATGTTCCACCAAGATTGGGATGAAGTTACCATACACGGTAAAAGTGTTACTAAAGAGAAAGAAAAGGAAAAATACGTCAAATTCATGGGTCAAGAGATCAAATTACCTAAACGAAGTCAATATTCAGGTAAAACACCGGAACAAAAACTTGATGAAACTGAGTTAGGGACACACAAAAAAGTCAGTAAAGAAACGGGATTAACAATCCAACGGGCGCGTACTGCAAAAAAGTATACACAAAAAGATCTCGCTAATCTCATAAACGTATCGTCTGATATAATTTCGTCGTACGAATCGGGTAAAGCGATTCCGGACCCTAAAATAATGCAAAAACTGCGTCGTGTTTTGGGCGTTAAACTCTAATCAGTATTAATATGTCAGAACTAATAGGTAAACGAATCCAAATGTTACGTATACAAAGAAGTCATACACAAGTTGAACTTGCACGCAGAATAGGCGAAACTTTAGATACTATAAACATGATTGAAACGGGTAAACTTGAACCGAACTGGTACATACTCGAAAAAATACAAAAGTATTTTAAGGTTAAACTTTAAAATTTGGTCTAAATTTTAAAATCTAAATTTTATTTTTATTTATTTTTTAAATTTTATTTTTATTTATTTTTTAAATTTTATTTTTTACTAAACTCAATAAACTAAGAAATGCTTAGTTGGAGAAGGCGAGGCCACCCATACCGGATTGCACACGGAGAACGTTGTAGTTGACCGCGAACATTTGGAGGGCGAGAGCCGCACGGTCACCCGCGGCATTGCAAGTAACCGACATTTGCGCGTTGTCGATTCTGGAGAAGTTACACGTACCAGTTGGTTGGTGTTCTTCTGGCTTGAGCGCGAAGGAGTACGAGTAGACACCCGCGTATGGCGAACCAGTGTGGTGGGCAAATGGTTGCACTTGGTTAAAGTACTTACCGGATTGCTCCTTGAATCTGTCTTGACCGTTGAGGACCAACTTGGCAGTACTCAACGCACCGACATTTTCTTCGACGTAATCAACCGAACCCCCGAGGTCACCGGTGACGAACTGTGGGACACCGGACGAAGAAGTCGTAGTCGCAACGCAATTAGCATTGGCGATTTGACCCGAAGCAATTGCAACCTTCGCCGCATCCGTCTGTGTACCAAGGTTCCACAAGTTGGATTCAGTGGAAACACCGTCAGTCACACACCAGACCAATTCCTTGACTGGGTGGTTGTAGGACAATCTGACTTGCTTAGTACCACCCGCCGTCAAGGCATCGGTACCAGTGTGCTGAACTTGCTCGATCAAGTATTCGTGACCCTTTTGTGCGAATCGTCTGCGCTCTTCAGTGTCGAGGTACATGTAGTTACCCCACACTTTCAAGCCAGTCACGTACAAGTCAAACTCAGAGGACAAGTCAATGTCGATTCTGACTTCGTGGTATTGCAAAGCAATCAATGGCAAGGCCAATCCTGGGTTGCGGTTGAAGAAGAAGATGAGTGGCAAGTAAACTTGCTTGGTGGAGTTCCCGACTGGGTTAGTCGTCATCTTAGCGTAATTGAGCTTGGACCCTTCGGACAAGTACAATTCAGAGTACAATCTCCACCATCTTTGGTAGTGCTTGTCGATTCTTTGACCACCAATGGACAATTCCGCAGTCGAGACAATACGCTCGGCGACCCAGTTAGTATCTATTGTGGAACCAGAAGCGTTCGCCAACGACGCCTTAGTAGTCGCTTCGAGAAACATGTCACCGATCAAATCACCATTTCTGGCGACCGTGACGGAGACGCGGCCCCCGGCCCCGGCCGTACCGTTCATAGTTTGTTCGATGGTTTCCATCGCAAAGTTTGTGTGGCGTTTGTAAACAGCCTGGAAAAAAGTGACTTTTGGGTTACCAGTCAAGTAGACATCTTGGGCGCCGTAGGCGACGAGTTGCATGAGACCACCGGCCATTTTGTTTGTTTTTGTACTATAAACAGAGATTTTTTTTTCAGGGAATTTCGCGAAAAAACTCGATTTGATTTTTCCTGATATATATAAATGTCTAACGAACCTGTACCAGAACTTGAAAATGTCGACGAAACTATTGAAATTGAATCTGGATCCGAATCCGAAACTGGATCGAATATTGAAGAAGATGAACTATCTACAGTCGGAGGCGAACTCCCAGATATCGATGAATTAGAAGGTGATATTTATGACGATTCCGATATAGATTCTGAATTTGAAGATAATAGTCTCGATAGATTAGGTAACCTTTTAAGCTCAGTTCTTGTAAATGAAGAAGGTGAAACTGTATGTTCGGCACTTGTAAATATATCGAGACAACTCGAAGTTCAGAACAAAATTATGATAAAATTATTAAGTCAATTACAAAAACAGGTATAAAAAAATAGTAAGTAATAATTATAAATGAACTCGGATACCTTATACATTAGTCCGGATGCAGATCATGAAGAAGCCTTCTATAAAGATATGGCCAATCAAATAGACAGTCTCAATCCAGAACAATTAATAAGGATGTTAAAACATGAGGAAAAACAACTTGGTTTATCTCCTGATAAAAATAATATAAATCTCGTCACGTTAAGTCCAGTTGAACTCGCCTATAATATATTCTTTACCGAAAGTGAACTTGACCCTGAGACAAAACAGCCAAAGTACGTTGATATGAAAGCAAAATCAAACATGTATAGACAAATTTTAGAAAAAATGGGACGGTACTTTAATCGTGGTAAATTGTTAGGTGTACTTTCAAGTGATGAAGGTAATACAGACGATTTGAGTGTATCTTTTAGACTAAGTCGTCTGACCGATCATGTGTGTGACACTTGGAATATCGTTTTAAGTACAAATCGTGTACACGATAGAAGAAATAATCCAACTATGGTACCCCTCGAACTTAGCACAAACCCGTCGCTTTTTAGGTGTTCCATGCCCGATTTTGATGAACTTAACGTTTTTCAAAAAACTGTACTTGCTATTCTCGATTCCCTGTATAAAAATAATACTAGGCGTTACAAGGGGTATACGTGTAGACAAATTAAAACGATTGAAGGTTATGATACAAGGGCGTGGAAACAAGAGGAAGAGATAAAACAATATGTTCATAGAATTGCCGGTAAAGAAGAATGGTTTGAATTATGGAAAGATTTAACCTCGTCTAATGGTCCTGCTATGTTTTCATCAATTATTAAACACTTAACTGATTGTAACGATATGCAATTTCCCGAAATAAAGAAAAATAGACGCGTTTGGTCATTTAGAAATGGTATTTTTATCGGGTCGCTTTGGTCTGATACAACTGGGTTATGGCACACTGCTTTTTACCCGTATGATTCAAAAGAGGCCGCAACACTGGATCCAACGCTCGTAAGCTGTAAATACTTTGATATGGAATTTGAAGATTTTAGTAAACTTGATAATTGGGAAGAAATACCGACACCTTATTTCGATAGTGTTCTGACGTATCAAGACTACGAAGAAGATGTTATTAGATGGATGTACATTCTGGGAGGTCGTTTATGTTTCGAGTTAAATGAAATGGATAAATGGCAGGTTATACCTTTCCTAAAGGGTATAGCTCGTTCTGGGAAATCAACTTTAATTACAAAAGTGTTTCGTAAATTTTACGAAGTTGATGATATTAAAACTCTTTCCAACAACGTCGAGAAGAAATTCGGTTTATCATCTATACATGACGCGTTAATGTTCATCGCACCCGAAATTAAAGGGGATTTGCAGCTAGAACAAGCGGAATTCCAATCAATCGTTTCGGGTGAAGAAGTCTCTATAGCAGTAAAATGTGAAAAAGCTAAAAATTTTGTATGGAAATTACCAGGTATTTTAGGGGGTAATGAAGTACCACAATGGAAAGATAAATCGGGAAGTATTCTTCGTCGTCTCGTTACGTTCCACTTTGGTAAACAGGTTCGTGATAGTGATACCGATCCTACCCTTGATTCAAAATTAGAATTAGAAATGCCAAAAATTCTTCAAAAATGTTTACGCGGGTACTTGGAATATGCACAAAAATACCAGGATCAGGATATATGGAACGTTCTACCGAGTTACTTTTTTAAAGTTAGAGAACAAATAGCTGCAGCGACAAACCCGTTAGAAAAATACTTACAGAGAGACGATATTGTAATTGTAAATCAGACTGTAAAGTTTCCATTAGACTTATTTAGATCCAAACTCAAGGATTTTTGTAGAGACGAAAGTATCGCAATGCCAAATTTTAACCAGGATTTTTATGGAGGTTCATTCTACGTGCGTGATATCGAAGTAAAGAAAGAAAAAAACGATTATTGGGTCATAAATAATCCCGAAAAATTAGACCGACCAGTCAATTTTAAAGATAAATACGTGGTTTATGGTGCAGCACCAATAGTACAAGAAAATGAAAAGGGATACGATGTCTCACATTATTTTTCAAAATGATTAAAATCTCAGACTAGTATAAGTATGGATCCTAGACAATTCGTTAGAAATTCCAATGTGGAAATTGAAAACCCAAATACACCCGTTTCTACGCAACCGAAAAACGTGCCTGATTTTACAGAACTGCGTATAGGTAAATTTAGACCGGGTATATACAACGGGGTAGTAAATTCATTATTTTCCAAGGACGAAACGCGTCTCGATATCAAGGACATTCTAAAACAAAGACCAAAAGGTCATGCACCAATAACAGGTGGAATAACCGTGGATATTAATGAAATAAAGGGTATATACGGAAGATTTCAAACTGGTGCTATACACACTAAAGATTTTGGTTTAAAAGGCGATTTAAATAAAAATTTCTCTTCTGCGCAATTTACCGGGTACGTTATGGATGGTGTTGAAAAAAAGAATTTTAGTTTTAACATATATAAAAATGGAAAAATTCGTTTTTCCGGTGGATTTTTAGGTTCAAAAAATCTTAAAAAACAACCTGAAGCTTTACAAAAATATATAATAGATACGTACACACAAAAGCAGAGTTTTTTGTACAATGATATAACTTATAATAATATAGGAGGTCAGTTTTTAACAAATACAAATTTTAAATTATATAAAATGACACAAGATTTAAGACAAATCCGTACGTGGGGAGTTTCTTTTATAGAATATGAACCTGAAATTTCTCCATTTCTTTATTTAAAATATAAGGAACATGCTTTTATATTTACCACAAAATCCGGTAAATCGGGCTCGGGTATTGTTCAATTACAAGGTGAATCTAAACCCGATGATCTCGAACGCGCGTATTCCTTTGGTGTAGAACTTGTAAAAAAATTACACGATAACGGATATACTTTAGGATTGGTTAACAAAAATGTTAACGCGGATAAAAAAATCATCCAAAAACTTAAAACAAAAGCTTCGACGTGTCCTAAAAATAGACGACCACCGTGCAACGAAGGATTTGAAGTTAGAAAAAATCCACAAGGGTATGATTGTTGTTTCAAAAAACCAAAACGAGAACCCTTAAAAAGAAGTAAAGTACAAAAAATAAAAAATACAAAAATTACTTACGATAAAGACGGTGTAATGAAAATAGGAGGACGTAAATGCGAACGTCTTACTAAATCTGTTTTATTAGAAGTCTCTAAGAAATTAGGAGTTGTTGGTGTTAAAAATAAAAATAAGAAAATGGATATATGCAAAACACTCGATAAATTAGAAAAGGGTAACTCTAATTATAAAATAAACGATAAACTGTGTCGTGAATTGAAGAAGGAACAATTAATAACATTAGCAATATCCAAAGGTATATCTATAAATGATACAGATACTGTAAAAGTTTTGTGTCAAAAACTACAAAATAAAAATAATATTAAAACACCAAATTCACCAAACGCACTCGCGAATGAAATGGAAAAAATGTTAATAAACATTAAGAAAAAGGAAAATAGAAAACCTACTAATATAAAACGTAAACTTAACGTAAATGGTATTAAAAATGATATCATTAAACTTTACGGCAAAACATGGATGAAGAAATACGGAAACGTAATAAACATTAATAAAGATGTTCGCGATGTTAAAAATAAACTTACTCAACTCGAAAAGAATAAAAATTTTGTATCTCGAAACGGTGTTTTGAAAAAAATGGTCGCAAATGATACTAAAAAATCAATGGTAAAAAATTGGAAACTTAATAAACAACAGGGTTTGAAAAAATTATTAATAGAAAAAGAAGCTAATAAAATATACGGTAAATTTGGAAAAAATACCGTTAATAAAGTTGTTAATTTTATAATGTCTTTACAAAAAACACCCGCTGTTAATAGTTCTAGAGTTGTAAATTACATTCAAACACTAAGAGAATTACAAAGTAAACCTCCTTTACCCTTAAACAAAAAACGAGTAGTACCACAAAAACCGGTGGTAAAAAAGAAAGTCGTGATATCAAAACCAAGGGTTATAAAAAGAGCACCGATAAAGAAAATATCAATGCCCCCAAAAAAGAATACAGCTGTCCGACGTTTGAACTTCAATTCTAACTCGAACTCGAACTCGAACTCGAACTCGAACTCAAACTCGAAATCAAAATCAAATAACAATAATAAATTATTAAACAGTATATATGCAAATTTTGAAAATAAAGCATTAAAGAATAAAACCAAAAAATAACTAAAATGGAAAACCCGAGACGGTTACTCTGTATCCGCGTCCGACAAAATGATGTTGAAATGTCTAGTAGTAATCATATTTTGTCGAGCGTTATAAATACAATATACTATACTATATTAGATTATATTGAAATCTATAGAAAAGATGAAAATACTACAATGTCATATTTAGAAAAAGAATATTATTTAAACGACGAATTTATGAACTGTGAAGATCCCAAATTATATATTGAAACAAACAGGGAATTTCATGATAAAGGACTAATAATTTATATATATGACAATTTTCATAGAATTGAATCTACAAAACATAGAAGAATGATGTTTTATTTTATGAACATTTTATATTTTCATTTATAATTTTTTCAGGTTCTGATATCTGTTTTAAGTGTTTACCATGATATGAAAAATCGTAACCAAGAAAGTGATTTTTTATTTCATCAGATATTTTAAACGCTTCAACTTTCCGGGATACCTGTGAACATATGGATTTTACTTCCAGTTCTAATAGTTTATCTTCTTTCATTACGAAATATTTTAAAGACTGATCTATTATACCGTTAGATTTCATTTTATGAAACATTTCGTACGATTTACCATTCGATACGTAAAAATGTTTAGGTGAATAACCTAATATAGTTATTCTATCATTTATATCTGTATCACTAATCACGTGTATAAATATACAAATAAAAAGTAATATGATAATTAACATTTATAAGTATCCAACATATTAAAAATATCTTTTATTTTATGACAGATGTTAAATAAAGTATCGATATCATTTATTTTTTTATTATCAATCACTTCAAGTTCAAGTTGGTATATAGTTGATACTTCCGAATCCTTATCTAGAGTCTCACCCGCAGTTACTGTTCTATCAATGGATAAATTCTTCCTGATATAAGAACACCTTTCTTTTTTTATATTTCTATGCCATTCGTTATTATCATACTCTTCATCATTG